ATAAAGACGGTAAAAAAATTAGACCTCAATTCAAGTTAATATTTCCTCAAAATAATATACCAAATTTGATTAACAGCGATAAAGCAGTTTGGAAACGAATTAGAATCATTCCATTTAATACAGAATTTACACTGAATCCGACAAAAGAAAATCAGATTCAAATAGATGAGTCATTTTCATTTGATACCGAAATGATTCAAGAATTACTCTTGATATTAATTGAAAACCACAAGACTTATCAAAATTATGTTCCCGAAATTGTTCTTCAAGCCACTCAAAAAGCAAAAATGATGAATGACAGCATTCTATTATTTACAAAGTCTTGTCTTAACAATGATGGCATATCAAAAGTATCTCTTGCGGAAACATTTGATGAGTATAAAATGTGGTTTGAAAAAGAACATCAAAAGAAATGCGATGTTAAAAAATTAGAATTTATAGAAAAAATAAAGGAATGCCTTGAAGTAGAAAAGAATTATATCAAGGGATATTCGCTGTTAAATAGCGACGAACAATCTGAGCTCATAGAGCTTGAAGTAGAAGATCAAGATTACGTTAAATTACGATCCGAATTAAGTAAAGTCAATCCGAGCGATTCATTTATTCGTCAAAAAAAAGTATTGGAATTATTTGGCTTTCATCCAGACCTTAATTCTAAAATAACAAAATATATCAAAAAGAATCCTGCTGTAGTATCAGGAATTAAAATAGAATTTGATAGTTCACACGGTAATAAATGGTATATAAAGTAAAATTAAATTCATAGAATTTAATTTAATTAATTTTTATTAATTACTTCTAAATAAGATGGGGAGTGGGGAGTGGGGACTGAAATATTTTACTGTTCCAGTAAACTATTTAATATTAGAAATTCAAAAAAATCTATATATAATATTTTACTTTTTCAATCAAAAACGGGAGTCCCCACTCCCCACTCCCCACAATCTTTATAAGTCTCATTTTTTAATTTGAAAAAAATTTCATTTTTTAGTCTTATTTTATAAGTAGTCGCAGGCTACTAAAATTCCGTTTTCAATTTTAAACGGCTTACCGCATCCCCAAATTAATTCCGCCAAGACTAATCTTCCGCAGTCTGATTCTGGTAAATGCGGATTGATTTGTTCGCCTGTTGATTTTAAAATTCCACAACGAAAGACATTACAATTGATTTCAATGATTTCTACTGCGATTTTACAATGAGGACAAGTAAATTCCATTTACTTTTTTAATATTTACTTTTAAAATTAAAAGTAAATTAATCATCGGTAAAATTTAACCACAAGTCTTTTTCCGTCATAATAGCAGGCGGATAATTCTTAAAGACGCAACACCACCTACTTTTAGTAGATCTTATTTTCTTCATTTGATTCTTATCCAGTCCAAGATAGACTTCAGTCATATAACGCAATCCTTTGCCACTACCTGCGAAAGGAAAGAACACAACAGCGTGTGCTTCATTAAATATCCTTCTTGTATCTTTACCGTTTGTAGTCAAGTGATTCGTAATCAAAACCGACGTATTACTATGCCTTCCAATTTCCAAAATATTATTCAAGATCGCATATACGGATTCTCTTACCTTTTTATCCGATATATTATCAATGTCATCAAATATAACGATGGAATTTTTGAACTCATCGGTAGGTAAGAATTCATCTACTAAATTCTTACCTACCATAATTCGCTGTATCTCTAATTTTTCATCATCTAATGATTCATCTTCATCCAAAGAAGAAAAAAGATAGATGTTATTTTTCTTATTTTCTTTTTTGTATTCTTTTAGATAATTCTTACAATATGTTGATTTCCCACTACCCGATGGTCCTGTTATATAAATGACACTGCGTTCGGATTCAGGATCAGGCGTTTGTTGAAATTTTCCATCCGGTAGTCTAATTTGAGTAAAAGATTTACTTAATTCATCTTCATCATTTTCACCTGATATACTTACTTTCTTATTGTTATACTTTCCAGCCTGGATAATAGCGACTTGTTTTCCGATGTTTTGAAAGTTGATACTCATCCATTAATAATATAAAGATATTAATTAATCAAATTAAAAATTAGATATTTTTATTTAAAAGTGTGTATTTGATAAATGAATCAAAAGGAATTGGATTTACAATTTGGAAAAGAACACGAAGAAAAACTATTAACTATAATTCAGCGTCATTTCAACGACGAAACGATAAAACCGGCAGAAGATCTTTACAGTTATTTTGATTTCATTGGAGTTTCTTACATTTTTGAGTTGAAGAGCAGGCGGAATAAATTAACAGCATATCCAGATACAATTATTTCCAAAAGTAAAATTGACGAATACAATAAAGTCGTTCGTCCTGAGCTTTTCGTATTCCTTTTTAACTTTACCGATGGACTGTATTACGTAAAATATGACAAAGACCTTTTCAATTCATTCAAAATACGAACAATTACGAGATATGACCGAGGGAGACCAGAACAAAGTTTGTATCTTTGTATCCCGATTAACCATTTAACAATAATTAACAAGGGATGAGAGTAATAACAGCATTACTTCCGATATTGTTTCCAGATTGATTAAGAGCCAGAGCGGGAGGCTTTTCATTGATCCAATAAACTACGAGGACTAAATTGGCGGCAGCGACGTTAGCTGAAGTAGTAGCAGTAATCGTATTGACGCCGGCTGCGGAACTTCCAATAATGGAAAGAGTTCCAGGATTGGCACCAGAAGTAATCGTATACCCTAAAATTTTAGAACTGGACGCATAAAAAGAAGCAGGAGTGGCAGTTCCACTGGCTGCGCCAACAGCGATAGTTAGAGCAGAAGAAAATCGGTTAGAATATTGAAATGATTCTAATTGAGACATTTTTATTATTAAAGGAGATAATAAAAATTTTCTAATTTCTTAATTAATCCTTCGGAATCCTTCTGAATCCTAATTAATCCTTTGGATTACATTTTGAGATGATGGGAGAGTCGTCCACCAGCACGTCCCATTCCGACTGAATCAGCAAGAGCAGCTGCTTGCTTGCCGTATTCACCACCGTGCGACTTTAGTAAATCTTTGACATAAGGTAAAAGACTTCGGGTCAAAGGATGAGATACAACAGACTTGATTTTATCCAAGAAAGACCCACCGACCATTCGGTTGAGATGAGATGAACTCACACCGGGTTGTGCGGATGCGTCCAAACAATCTTGTTTCGTCAGGATGCCGGTATACGTCGCGGAAGTGCCTTTTTCACAAACAAAAACGCCACTGTTCATAGTAATAATAACAAGTTCTAACGCATCTCCTGCGGCGAGGTCAGCGGAAGTTTGATTAAAGCAGGTCAAGTTAACCTGTAAATTGAAATTTCCTAAAGAACCAGACGCATAAAACGATTCTGTAAGCTGAATGTCTTTGCCGAATTCTAAAACTAACAGCGATCCAGCCATTGCTACTTTCTTACCAGCACCGTAAATAATATCGGGGACATTTGCGGAACCACTAAATTCCAACCACGATTGGTTAGATCCGTTTTCTACTGAATAACGCCAAAGGTCTTGTTGAGTTGCGGATGCGAGAATACCAGACTGATTGTTAAAATTGATACTGACACCAGAGATACCATAAAAGAAATCGGGATCGGTATTTACTTGATTTCCCATCGGTTTCCGCACTTGAAGAATCAGCTTGTCTGGGATTTGATTCAACTGAATATTGGTAGATCTCAATTGAAATGTTCCCACATTTCCAGAAGAATAAGCAGGAGAAGCAGAGGCTGAAACTGATGAAATATAACGTGGTAATTCATAATACGGAACAACATTTTTGGACGCCATTAAATCGTCCGGATGTGGGGTCAAAAAGTTGAAGACTAATTGAGAATTGGAAAATGATAAAACTGATGCCGCAGATACATAACTGTTTCCAGCAGCACCAGCGGAACGAAAGACGCGAGTCGTATCACCTACATTGAAGACGAAATTGAGATTTTGAACGCCATACAGAGCCTGTCCGTTAGATTTGGGATCAGCAAAAATCCAAGGCGACAATAACAAAGGCTCAGCGACTGAGAATTGTAAATAAAAATCACCAGTGTATCCGAATGTTAGAGGATTGTTTGCGACCAAACTACCACTTGTTCCATTTGATAGTGTTTTGGATACACCATCTAATACCCAAGAACCACGCTGAACGATGTCGTTATCAGAGCAATTCCCCCAAGACCCTAAAGAATTCAAATTCGCACCAAGGGCTTGAGAATAATTGGATACCGTATCAAAGGCAACAGGAGTCGTTCCATTGTATCGCTGTAATTCACGAGAGTCATTGAACCGCAACATAGCAGGTAGCACGTCGCGGATGTTGATACTGACTGAATTGTTGTTGATGGTAGAAGTCATAACTGAAAATAATTGATGAAGAGGAAAAGGGGACAAGGCATCGCTGTATCCATAATTCATTGGCATCGCGTTAGCGGGGGTGCCTGCTGCTGACATTTTCAAAATAACCGTAGATCTCAACAAGACGCGGCGGTCAATAAGGGTCTGCTCCGACGGGACCTGGATATTGAAGACCATACTTGACGCCGAGGATGAAATAGAATTATAAGTAGAAGAGGTCATATTCTGCCCACCGCGATGAACGGCATATGCGATCTGATCGGATACCATCAACCGCGGATCTTTGACTAATACCTTCTGAAAATCATTAGACATTTTTATTATAGTAGAGATAATAAAAATTTTATTAATTCCTCAAAAATTTTAAATCGGAGATTATTTTATATACTTCCAAATAATCGCGCCGTATTAAAATCTTTACGCCGAAACATTATTTTGACCGAAGCACTACACCCTGCCCCTAATAACAGCGGATGTAGAACGCCAAAGGTATCTTTCCAAAAGACTGAAATTTCAATTCGGGATAAAGGCGAGTTTCCGACCAAATCCACCAATCGGTATTCACCTTGAGGCGTATATTGGATATCCGGTAAGTATCGGTTTACAGCAGACAACGGAATTTGAAAGTCTGTAATAATAGGCGATACATTGGCATTGTTGCCGTTGCTATTTGCTAAACCCTGGGTATTCAAACTGGGAACACCAACATTCTGCGGAACGACTGGAATCAAGGCGGAAGTGAAAACAATAGACTCTACCGGATTCAAAAGCGATGCCGTTGACCCTTCTTGATAGCACTGTAAAGCGTTCCAAGTAGGGGTAGCAGGAACCACATAAACATTGCTGAATGTATTATTTTCTACTGTTAACAAAAAGTTTTTTCCATTTGGAGCGTTATAGCCTAATGTTGTAAAAGTCCACTGAAAGTTTGAATATAAACTATACAAGGCTGAGTTAAAGTAGATCTGAATTGGGGCGGCTAACGAATTATTATATCCTAAAATATCAGCATTGATCGTCATCAACAAAGAATAAGGGTCAAATTGACAAAAGGGAGGTTTGTTGGAAGGTAATGTTCCGCCAGCCGCTACAACTAAAGAGTTCAATCCAGTATGAGCCAAAGTAAAGGCATTATTAATCATACCTACCCATTGCTGATAAGAATAGACATAGTAATACTGAGAAGTGATGGTATCCAAAGAAAGACTGGATGGAGCCACTTCAGTTAGATCGTAATTGATATAATTGATGTATTGTTGGTAATTGTAAGTAACGGTGAGGTAAGTAAAAGATAGAGTAATGCTGTAAGCAGTTTGATTCACATTAGCCTGTCCGAGATTCATCTGAGGGATAAACACAGGGAGAGTCGGCGTCTGGACTTGAAAGCGTGCTACGGACATAAAGTAATTAGACGGAGCGTCTAAAAAAGGGCTATTACGAGTTTCCTGATAAGCAAAATTAACAGGCTGAGTCAGTCCTCCAGTATTGTTGTTAATCATCTGAAGATCGTAATAGATATGATACGGCTGTGCCTCTGAGTATTTGTTCCTCATTTCTAACGAACTCATTTTACTAATTAGATTAGATAAAAAATCTGAGAATTAATTAGACTTTTAAAAAAATGAAAATAATTTTTAGATTTTTTTTATTATAAAGAAGAATGGAACAAAAATTTAAGTTTGTAAAAGATTCCGAAAAACGAGAAACGATGGTAAGTGTTCTTAAAAATGTTCGTAAGGCAATGAGAGGTGTAAAAGAACAATGTGAAGAAGATTATGAAATATTTTTATTAGAAGAAGATTTTAATACAATTTTTTTTTATGAATTTGAGTATAAACTTGAAGAATATGCCAATAATAGAGATGGAGATATGTATCATTTTATTGACTCTTATGGAATACCTGAATTAATAAAGATATACAAAAAGTATGGAGGAACTAAAAAAAAACCTACTTGCTACGATTTATTTATCGCATTATCAAAATATACTTGGGAATCCAGAGATAAAACATCTTTAAAATCTATAAAAAATCCGATTCAACCAATGAGACCAGACTTACATCTAAGAATAGCAGATTTAAGAAGAGCTCATATGGATAAAATTGAATTGAAAATACAATCTTTATAAATTGACTTATAAAGATTGTGGGGAGTGGGGAGTGGGGACTGAAATATTTTACTGTTCCAGTAAACTATTTAATATTAGAAATTCAAAAAAATCTATATATAATACTTTACTATTTCAATCAAAAACGGG